ACCCAATTTACCAAGAGCCTATACATAGGGCATATCATAACTACTGTGGCCTTGGTACTTGGTGGTTTCACATTCATCTATGATCTGAGAGAGAGCGTGGCAATACAGTCTTTCCAGTTAGAGAATGTTGAGAATAGATTAGAGCGTATTGTCGCTAGAACAGATGACCAGTTCGGTGAGATAATGGATCACCTAATTAGACTAGAGGAAAAGTTAGATGCAATGGTTTTACCTAACCCAGTATTTCAGAAAGCACAATGAGTGGAAGAGGGTGGCTCTTAAAGCCTATCTGTGCTGGTCTATCTGTGTAGATATTGCTGCTCTAACTGGTCTGCTCTGGTACATCTTCAGATGAAATGCCAGCACTTAAATATAATTGGGGAATCATATGGAAAGCATCTACTCTTTACTGTATACCTTAGTTCTGTATTGCTCATTCTTTCTGTTATTTCTTTAGTGCATGGGCTGTGTCCTTGGATACTAACTGGCACAGTCTCTGATAAAATTAAAAATCTACATGAGGTTCTCTCTGAGAGATGATTACATATGGTAATAACACAAGCGGCACAAAACAAAGTGAACCAAGTTCTAGATGGAGAAGGGTTCTTGGAGGTCTGTTTGGAAGGCGGTGGTTGTTCCGGTTACCAGATAAAACTCAAAGGCACCCAATCTATTCCGGAAGATGCCGAGATGCTGACAGATACAATCTTCTCAGACTTTGCCTCTTTGACACTCTTGGGAGATGCGACGATGGACTGGAACGCTGATCCGTTTAGCCCATCATTCAAGTTCACACCGCCAACAGGAGCACATTCCTGTGGTTGCGGATCAAGTTTTCAACTAGACTAATGGAGAAATTAAATGGACGGATTCAAAAAGCTAGTAGACGAAGTAAGAAGCAAGCCCTGGATATGGGGAGTGTTAGTTCTCATCGTGGTGCTTGGCATCTTTGGCTGATATTGGCCTGTACGCTGAGTATCGCAGGATGCAGCTTACCAAAAATAAAGAGCAGCCTGTTAACGGGGATAGCTACGACTACCGCTGTTGGTGTAACGAGTGCAGTCGCTCCGGGTGTGCTTGTACCAGCAGTAGTAGGAGGCACAACGGCTGCGATTGCATCTGCCCTGAGTGCGGAGCGGTCTGTTAGTGGAACGCCTGTTGCGGTTACAGCAGACACAGTGGTGCAGGAAGCGCCCGACAATTTCTTTAGCCTATTACAAAAACTGGTGGAGATTTCTGGATGGATGCTGGGCTTAGTCATAGTAGTTCCAATGATACTGGGGTGGATTCTCCCTGGACCAATAACCCTCAAGAGAAAAAGCTCGTCGAAGTAAAATGGCTGGATATCTTAGCTACTGCTGGGTGGGAGAAAGCAGAGGATGTAGATGTCCCGGAGTTTATTTCTGTGGGGTGGCTGGTCTCCCGGGACGCAAAACAAATTAAGATAGCCTCTACCCTGGACTACAACGATGCTTTCGGAGATGCTAAGAGCACACCTAAACCAGTGCCCTATGGAATTACAGCCTTCCCTACGGGGGCTGTTATAAAGCTCACGTTTCTATAGAAGAGCCTTCCACCCCGAGTTCAAACCCTCTCCCCCAACTGATCTCCATTGGTTTTTCAAGGGCTTCTTTTTTTAGAGTTGCGATGGAGCGCAGTCTTGAGGGTGGGATACCAAAACAAGGAGGCCTGTCTGTTCTGCCGAAATCGGTTTCAAACTCATCCTGCTTGCACTCATCCCCTGGTAACCAACCCTGTATGATGTAGTTTGGGGTTGTGCCTTTATTCCAGAGATCCACCACTAGCACGTAGTACCTCTCCTCTGTGGGGTCTTCAGGCCTCACCAGCAAACGCCTCTTCTCATCTTTGACAGAGCGCACCTCGATGTTCTCACCGATGTCTGCCTTCTCATGAAAGGTATCGACACTACCATCCCAAAACAGATCCAACGCCTTGGCCACAGCACACTCTGCTGCGGCTCCCCTTATATCCATATCAAACAGACCGCCCTCATCCTTACCTAACCCATGTTTGAATGCGTTGTGGCCAGCGCTCATACTGCTGAATGCTCTGGCCATGCCTACCTTGGCAGCCATTTCCGCTTCATACCATGTCAAATTAACCTTCATCTAAGTGTAGTAGACATCTGATATACGCTGTGCTGTTACTAATTCCTCTGGGCTTAAATGAACGTTAGAACCCAAGAGCCAATCGGTAGTAACACCACATGCTTGGGCAAATGGTAACAATACATTGGTGTGCATACTTCCGTTTGTTTTCCAGTTGCTGACGTTTTTATCAGTAACCCCCACTTCTCTTGCTATAATCGATTGCTTTTTTCCAGACATGCTTATAGCCAACCTGATACGTTCGCCGAATGTATTATTACTCATTAGGAATTCTCCTGATAGAACAGCGGCTAGAGGACTGGCCCTACGCTATGAGGTCCTCGGGTTCTACTTTTGTAGGGAACTCCAATATGGTAGCACCTTCCACGGCTCTTAGCACACTGTTGATTTCAGGGTTGAAGAAGTCCCGGACAGTTTCCCAAAGGGCATGTTCATTTACACTGCCGGATTCATTAGCAGCCTTTTGTAAGGCCTCATCGACAGTCTTCAGGTGCTCTCCTTTCTGAGCCAGGATGTTAGCCACCGCAATCGCAGAAGAGATATGAAAAAGCAGCATACCTATAAGGGTGTCAATATCAAGTTCAGTTTTCAAGTTTTACAAGCCTCCTATAGCCTGCCAGGAACCCAAGAAAACCTCTAAGGTTATCATCCAGCTCAGTTGATTTAGCTGCCTCAAACTCACCCGAGAGCTTGTCTAAGCGCAGCACGTAAGAGCAGTCCACATCCCTCCCATACATGTCGGATACGCAGGAAGCGTAAGCAGCGCACTGCAGGTGGTGGGCAGAGTAGATGGCTTTAGAAGTCTTGAAGTCAATCACACAGAACTCGTCATCAACCTCGGCTACCGCATCTAAGGTTCCTGCGTACTTGTGTTCCCGGTTGTAGACCTTCTGTTCCGTAGCGAACCAATTGACGTCATGTTCCTTGACCCAGTTTCTGAAAGCATTGACAGAGTTGACAGCGTTTTCATGTGGTGGCATTTCAGGGATCTCTTTTCTCAAGCCCAACTTCCACTCGATGGCGTTCTGGCAATAGCCGTGCGCTTGATGACCTATCTTTAGAGCCTCCCTGTTGGAGGCCCTGTGGGCGTTCCTGATCCCTTTAGCCATGTCATCAAGGGATAGCTTCTCTTCCTGGTGTTCAAGGAACCACCGTGCCCCCATGCTGGCTGCCCAGGGTACGAGGCCCGGTTTAGCTATGTTGTCTAAAACCGTGGTGGTCGCCGGAACATACTCCCCATCAACGCTGTACCAGTGTTTCTTTTCCAGGAACTCCAGATCGACAGTGGTGCCGTCATGGAACTCGATTACGTGGACAGTCAAAACGGGAGGTCATCCACCTCTACCTCGGCGCTTCTTTTGGCAAAGTCACCGGGGATGGAGAAACTCAACTTGAGGTAGGTCTTGCCTGCCTGAGAGGTGTTTTTCCAGGCAGCGACCCGGTACTCGGTCCCTCCCACCAACCCCTTCCCGGTCATGTCCGGAGACTTATCACTCTTCTTTTCTTCTTCCCTGAACAGGGCGATTTCATTATCCTTTTGAATAAAGTTGGCCATTTTGGTTTCCTCTTGATGGCGGTTGTTAAGCTCTAGTTCATGCGCCCATGCCTGGGCGTTATCTTCATCCTGCAAAATTTCTTGGGGGGTCAATATATATTGGCTGCTCTTAGTGTTGCTTGAAAAGTTTGCCCTACCTTGACCTTTAATGTTGCTGCTTCCATTAGCCATCTTATCTCTTCGTCCTCCTTGATTGCAATTTTGCATGTGTCCAACAGTTCAAGGTATTCAGGGTGGGCATGTGCCCATGCCTCCATGGCTGCCACTGTTTTTCCAGGACCAGCCTGCCCAAATAGAATAGCTATTTTTGATTTCTTGAATGATTCCAAATGGAGGCGGTCAGCTTTAGCCTGAGCCGCCTTAGATGCGTTGTCTCTGACAAAGTCTGCAGCCTCCTCTATTTCTTCTAGTGTGATCATGCGATAGCCCTGTCAGGTATCTGCTCTATGTAGATCCACCCGTTGTCTCCCCCCACCCTGCGCCTCCTAGTAGCTATCTTGCAAGTGTTGACCCAGTGTCGGTAAACAGCACAGCACATACCTTTTGTTCGACAAGAGGCTAAATAATGGCAGGTATCACAGGGGAAGGGATCTTTTCTGCTCATTACAGGGCGTCGGCAAGAGCTTCCTTCACAACCTCTCGGTCCACACCTAACACCCCTTTTCTAATAGCCCTGTCCAGAGTCTCTAGTATAAAGTACATCTGGTGATCAATCAAACGGGATGTGTCGTGCATTTCCCGGTGGTGTTCAGGACACAAGGGCATTGTAAATATGTCACTGGACTTGTATCCCATACCTCCACTGTACGGAGACATCCTCCCCTTCAAGTGATGGGCTATGACGTTCTCTTCAGACCGGCAGTCGGCACACGGAAGGGTCTGAACAAACTTCAGGTACTCCTTGCTTTCCCATCTTTTGCGCTTTTCCAACATCTCTTTCATCCCAAGTAGTTTCGTTTCTCTTTTTCTGCATACGTAAGCCACTTATATTTCGGGTCTGGATTGTCGAAATGTGGTTTTGTAGAACTGCACCCATCACATCTGCATGACCAGTACAATCCATATACGCCCTTCCTTTTTGTCATAAGGCCATGATTGTATTCACAATTAGGGGCAACTGGATACCCTACCTCCTTACATATATTGGATGCCCTGTTGTATGCCTTATAAATGATCTCATTATCATTGATATCAGCTAAATCTAAACAGGCTTTCAAAAGATTCTTTAAGGCGTTATCTTTCAAACTCAGCTCTTTTGTTTATCGAAACCAAATACCGTAGTCATCCAGATCTAGGTCGTCCATCAATTTGATCTCGTTCCTTAGGTATTTTACCGCCCCCTTCTTTGTCTTGAAACTTTGCATTGTTGGTTTAACACCCTTAAAAGCCGGGTTATCGTGGTATATCTGCCACTCTATTTTCTTACCGTCCTCTACAACCGGTGCAACCAAATATGTTGCCCACCTCCCAAGCCTTGCGAAAGTCGGGTCGTATCGTTTATACACTGTTAAGCCCAGCTTCTTTAAGACTTTCTTATAACGCTTGCTGCCATACTGTAAGATCATACACTACATACCCCCGACAAACATTGTTCATCACTGTTGTCCTCGAAGATGACACCCCTCTTCTGGACGGCCTCAGCGTAAGGAACACTGGAGATAGGCTGACCTCCTCTTGAGCCATCAGGGTAACAAGTCAACCCCCTTAGACCGTGAGCATACTTGGCTACAATCTTGGCAAAGCCCTCCACACTACCTTCGTTGTTCAGCTCTGTGCCCCAACCCGGAAGGTTAAGGGTGCTGGAGATCGCATGGTCTACATACTTCTGTACGTCATACTGGAATTTTATCCGGCGCTCTGGGTCCTCAGCTAAATCGTGAGCGGTCTCTATTTTTTCGGGGGAAATTCCCTCTTGAATCAGGGACTCGGCAGTGCCGTCTATGCAGATCTGATGCTTCCATTTAGTCCCATCAGTTAAGTACCTCCTTCTATAACCCACTGCGTAAATGGGTTCTATCCCACTGGTGGTCCCTGCGACGATTGAGATACTGCCTGTCGGAGCAATTGCTCTGTAGCCTTTAGGCCTCGACACAAAGAACCGATCACAGTGTTCATTGGCTGCATGTTCTGACTCATCACGATAGACTTTGAGCCACTGTTTGAGTTCATCACACATACCATAGGTATGTCCCCTCTTCAGGAGCCACTCATGCAGCCCCATCAGACCTAGCCCTAGTCGCCTATTTTTCTCCCGGACCATACCCACTTTTTCGTAGGGGAGGGTTCCTCGAAGCGTCCCACACACCAGAAATTTAGAAGACACCTGGACCACTTCCTTAAACTCTTCAATGGTTTCGATGTTCGCCATGTTGATAGAAGCCAGGTTACAGACATCACTGTCATCTTCCGAGCAAATTTCTGTGCAGGCATTGCGTAGTGTTTCATTTTCCTTTTCCCCGAAGTTGAAGCTGAACCCAGGCTCACCCGTCATCAGTGCCTGCCTGCAGTTCTGCATAAATATATCCGGAAGCTGTTTAGTTTCCAGCTCTTTAAGGAAGGCATCATCATAATTCAGACTGATGTTCATCATGTCTAAGGGAGCAGGGTAGTTGAAGTTACGTTCCTTGGCGTCAGCTATCGTCATCTCCTCCCCAATCGGCATCATGTGCCAGTTCTTCAGGGTCAGAAATTGTTTTGCGTCTTCGTGCTGCCAATTGAGACTCCCATACATAGCGGATCGTCTTGACCCACCCTGCATTACGTTTCTCCCCACCTCGTTTATAGTGTACAGAAGTGGAATCGGGCCACTGGCAACACCTCCCGTTCGCCGTAGCTGACGTCCACTTGGACGGGCAATGCTTACATCTATTCCAATTCCACCGCCTGTCATAAGGCAGCTCATCGCCCTCTGTGTAACGCCTGACCATTCTTCTCTTGTGTCCTCCGTTAACCTGAGTAGGTAACAGTTGTTTATGAATAGCGCAGTCGGGTCTCTACCTGCGTAGTAGACATAGCGTCCACCAGGGATCATCTTGAATGCTGTCATCACTTGAGCCAGATGGTCCTGATCACTCTTGGCCATAATGTGGTGGGTGGTCCCGTTCCGGTTACCACAGATGTCATTGACTATGGTGTTGACCCGGTCAGGCCATTGTTCAAATTGGTTAGAGGCGTACTTCTGTTTGAAGACGGTCTCTCCGAGGTTGGTTCTGAATGTCATTTAGGGTGCTCCCGTTGAGGTTTGGAGGGCCTATAAGAAGACACGGGAGCCACATCTTCTTGTTGTCTGTGTTTACTACACATAGGATAGAGATTATCGTGAAGTTGGACGCAACCCTTCACCTTGCAGATGACATAGTTGGCTGCCACCTGATGAATCATAAGATCAAAGCGCCCTTGATGGGCACATAATCCTCATTTAAGGCCATGGCCAACAGTTCTGTCAGAGTTTCTAGTTTTATGATGGCGAATGCCTGGGTGCTTCCATGTTGTCCTACGACTACAGTCGGTAAGAGATCCTCCCCAGTAGAGCCTTCGACAGCCTGGCCCCAGGCGTCCTTGAACAGCCAGTTGGGCAGGGATTGTCTGTGCTTACACTCAATACCAAGGTAAGGATGTTTTATATCCAGTTGTTGTCTGCCATTGATGGGGATTCTCTCACCCCCTGTTACCTTGGCGACTCTGCGCTCGAAGTTTTTCCAGGCTTGGTTAGTCATCCATTTCTATTTTTCTTGGTGATTGGTTTTCCTCCACCAGATTCATCGAAGCCAGGTCAAGACAAAGATCAAGGTCTTGCTCGGCCATGTCCCAGTGTCGGGCTTTTGAGATACTCAGGTATGCGTCAGGATGGTTTGGGTCCTTTGAGTAGTAACGTCCTAATAGTAATACGTTGTCTACCCGGTCTGCAAGTTCACCTGCCCCACGAATAGAGAACCTGTCGATACGATCTTTTATGCTGCCAGTCTTACGCACATGACATACGAGAATACAATGTATGTCCAGCTCCCTGCACGTGTCTGCAATATCGCACACCACTTGTTTCTGTCCGGTGTAGTCATCTGTGGCAATCCCGGAGATCGTCATAAGAGAATCTACTAAAACAAACTTCGTACCGTAATGGTCCAAAGAGTATCGAATAGATGCCATCACCGTAGTCAGACTTACGCTACCCATCTTCTCGAAGAAGTAGAGTTTGTCCTTACTCCAGTATCCGAACCCCAAACCAAAATCCAGGGTAGGTTTAAGTTCTAAGGAGGCCTGACGCCACATTCTGGCAAGCTGCTCAACAGGACTCATCTCTAATGACACAGACAGGCACTTCTCACCTTGCTCCATGGCATTCAATAAGATCTGTCCAGCTAATAAGGACTTGCCTGCGGAGTTGATGCCAGCCAGGATGGTGCACTCCCCGTGCCTTAACCTGAACCTGTCTGGAGAACCCCACGGGAGTTTTACTCCCTTTACTTCTTCGGTGTAAATAACCCGGTCAATTACGTCTTTGGTGTACTCGTTAGCGGCTTTGATGGACCGCTCACTTTCTATTTGTAGGTATGGTTCAAGTAATTCGAGGGTGAGTTCCATGTTGCCTACTTATACATCCAATAGTCAGAGTCTTCTAAAAGTCCAGGCTTCCCCCACTTTGCTCTCCAGGCCGGAGACCTAAACCACTGGTCATAGTGTGGTTTTTTATTAGGATCAGCAGAAGCGCCCATGTATTTCCAGGACACTGTCTGATAACCCAACCCACCTGAATGGAGGTACGGCGCTGGACCAGCCAGGGAAACCTCCCTGTGTGGATTATAGTCTTGTCGCTCCGGGACCTCAACCCTCTGTAAGCCCTGATAGATCATCATGGCTTCTTCGAGCGCCCTTTGTTTCTGACGGGGAGGGGCGTTGGTCCTTTGAATCTGCTCTATCTTGCGGAGTGCCCTGTTCCTGATGTTGTCTATAGGAACGGAGCCTTGCTTTCTCAGCCTAACCTGAACCTCCTTTCGGAGGCTCCTCATTGATTTTATATGTCGATGTAGTCTATAGTTCATAAAGGGTCTTGCAGTGGCTTATATAGCCCTAGTTCATGTGAACGCCAGTAGACCCCCTGTAAGTAAAATAACCTAGTACATTGATAAGTATATATTTTATGTGGGATTAGATCAATGTAAAGGTGATCCTAGTAATGGAGAAGGGCTTAACAGAAATTAACCAACTTACCCTTATATATCAATAAGATAGGAGTTATTACTTACTATAATAGAGAGAACCGGTTACTTGACCGTATAAATATGCAGGGTAAAGGTCCTGCCATCAAGTAGAAAGCTGACGTACGCAGTTGGGGACTCAAGACGGTCCCTCTTGAAACACCGTAGAGTGCCATGTAACGGGCAGGCCTGGGCGGAGCCTCCATATACCGGGAATCCGTGGGTGATAATGCGGCTGTGTATGACCAAGTTGTTTGTTTTAGATGTAGTGTTCCGGGCACCTACGTCTTATTGACAATTATGCCTATTGTGTTGTAAGAATAC